ACTATTTATAATGTGAAAGGCAATATGGTAAGTGTGCCATGTCAAGGAGAACTCGTAGATGTCAGACGCTAGAAAATTTCGTTTTGTATCCCCTGGAATCTTCCTTAGTGAAGTAGACCAGTCTGGGATCCCGGCTTTACCTGATTTGGTTGGGCCAGTTATTATTGGTCGTTCCGAACGCGGCCCCGGTATGATTCCAACAAAGGTTGGTTCATTTTCGGAGTTCGTTGAGAAGTTTGGAAACCCAATCCCAGGTCGAGGGGGTACCCTAGACGTATGGAGAGAAGGGAACTATTCTTCCCCCACATATGCCGCATATGCTGCGCAAGCTTATCTTCGCGCAGCTGTCGGGCCTATCACATTTATGCGCCTAATGGGAACACAATCCCCAAGCGCAACCACAGCCGGCCATGCTGGCTGGACAACGCAGACTGTGCCTGATGCCACTTTGGCTGATAATGGTGGAGCTTATGGACTTTTTGTTTTCGCCTCTGGCGCCATTGGAGATACTCACACTGGCTCTTTAGCAGCAGTGTGGTATATGGACTCTGGTTCAGTTCCGGTACTATCTGGGAATACAGTCTCTGGTGTAGCATACGAATTTGCTGGCACAGTGCTGAAGTCAGATTCTTCCGGCCAGTTTAAGGTTCGAATCATTGGAGACGGCCCAGTTGAATTAGAAAATGTGACGTTTACCTTGAGTGAATCGAGCGACAACTTTATTCGAAAAGTTTTTAATACAAATCCACAGAATGTTGGCAGCACAGCTATTACAGAGAATCTTAAAGATTATTGGCTCGGTGAGACATATGAACGATGTATCGCAACCAAGGGACTAGCTGGTGTTGAGGCTTATGGCGCCATCATGGCTATCACTTCTGGCTCAAGCCTGCAGGGTAACCACGAACGCGATATGCCTTATCGTGATGCGCATACTGGCTGGTTCTTTGCTCAAAACCTTTCTGCTGATACTAGTAGCTATACTTATGATGGTATGCAAAAGCTATTCAAGTTTGTGGGGATCAATGGTCATGGAGAGTGGCTACAAAACAATATTAAGATTTCTATTTCAAATGTCCAGGCATCAAAAAATGAGAATGTTCCATATGGTACTTTTGATGTTGTAGTTCGCAGAGCGAGCGACTCAGACATCAGGCCAGTTATTTTGGAAAGGTTTTCGGCATGTGACCTAGACCCAGGTTCGCCAAACTATATTGGAATTAAAGTCGGCGATATCTACCAAGTTTGGGACGATATTGAGAAACGATATCGCGAATATGGGAACTATCCAAGTCGTTCTGAATATATCCGTGTAGTGATGAATGAAGCTGTCGACAATGGCGGCGCGGCAGCAGCCCTATTACCATTCGGTGTATACGGGCCTCCAAGATTTCCGTCTTGGACTTTCTTTAGTGGTAGCACAAGTTATGGTGGCCATCCATCGACTACGGCCTACGCGCTGGGCGCGACCTACATTCCTAACGTTCCGGCATCTGCTGACGCCACACAGGCGCTTTCTACGGTTGGACTCTTTGGAACAGCTTCCATTGAATATCCAAAAGTTGGTGTTCGTGTCAACTGTACTGATGATGGTGTTAACCCAACAAGCAATGCTTATTTCGGCCTACAAACTGGAAAGTCGTCTACTTCAACAGTATTTGATCCTGGCTATGGAGACTATCTCAAGGCATTTGGCAATACAATTATATCGGATTCTGGTTGGGGCGATTCGTTTGGCGAAGGCTCTCTGCCCGGTAATCTGGTTCCTCAATGGGTATTTACTCTCGATGAAGTTAGTGGTACTGTCGGCGCAGGTTGGTCTTCAGCAACGCCAACTAGCAATATTACAGAGGCAACTTGGGTTTCAGGTTCGCATGCATCTGGACTTGCTTGGAATGCTAGTTCAACAAACATGGGCGCGGTTAGCTATAAGAATGTGTTAAACTCTAAAATGAATAGATTCACTTCTCCAATGTTTGGTGGATTTGATGGACTAAACATCATGGAGCCTGAACCATTTCGTAATACTACGCTGGAAGGTGCTACGGAAACCGGCAACTATGCATATTATACTCTTCGTCGAGCGATTGATACAGTCGCAGATCCAGAAGTTGTAGAAATGAACGTTGCTTGTATTCCAGGCATTACGAATGAACCTATTACGAAGTATCTTCTGGACACTGTTGAGGCCCGCGCAGACGCTTTGGCTATTATCGATGTAAAGGGAGGTTTCCAACCTCGTCATGAGCATACCGATCGCGAGGCCGCTATTACAAGTCGACAAGGAAACTTGGCAGACGTTCTTGCAAATATGGAAGTTCGAAATCTTAATACATCTTATGGGTGTGCTTACTATCCTTGGGTCAAAGTCCGCGACGAGTCTACCGGTACATTCTTGACTATGCCTCCGTCCGTCGTAGCGCTAGGCGTTATGGCTAATACAGAGCGAGCAGCAGATGTTTGGTTTGCTCCTGCAGGATTCACCCGAGGCGGATTATCGGCAGGTGCCGGTGGCCTGGCTGTAACTGGCGTTGAAACAAAGCTAACCTCTGCTAACAGAGACGACCTTTATGAACTCAACATCAATCCAATCGCAAGCTTCCCAGCAGAAGGTGTTGTGGTATATGGACAAAAGACCTTGCAGGCTACACAGTCTGCCTTGGACCGAATCAATGTTCGGCGCCTAATGATTTATGTGAAGCGTGGTATTTCTCGCATCGCCTCAACAACACACTTCCAACCTAATGTTGAAACCACTTGGGACGATTTCAAGGGACGCGCAAACGCCTTTTTGGCTAGCGTGAAGTCTGGATTTGGTTTGGATGGTTTTAAGATTGTTTTAGATAAGACAACTACTACAGCAGATCTTGTTGATAGGAATATCATGTATGCGAAGATCTTTGTTAAGCCCACACGTTCGATTGAGTTCATTGCGATTGATTTCATTATTACGCGCTCTGGAGCATCTTTTGAAGATTAAAAACTTGATAAGGGAGTGGTTTTCTAGCCGCCCTTACTATATAGAACAGATAGGAGACTAAACAATATGGCTTTTTGGACAGATACACCAACAGTTGATCCGAAGAGGGATTTCAGATTTCGTGTAAGAATCGGCGCAATTGATAATGGATTTATTTGGTACGCCAAGACGGCAACAAAGCCAGAAATCTCCATTACTGAAGCAGATCATAAATATATAAATCATACTTATTACTGGCCGGCTAGAACAGAATGGAATGAAGTGGAGATCACATTTGTTGATCCTGTCCGTCCTGATCTTGCTGGTAGAATGGCAGAATCGTTAAGAAGAGCAGGCTATGATATTCCAGTCAATGCAGACGCTGGTTCTCAAAACTGGGGTTCTATGTCAAAACTTGGTGCTATGAATGCTCTAGGACAGGTGACGATTGCTCAAATTGACGAAAATGGTGAATGGATTGAAAAGTGGACTTTGCATCACCCTTGGATTAAAAAAGTTGCCTTTGGGAAATTGGATTATGGTTCAGATAGCTTGACCGAAATGACAATGACGTTTCGATATGATTGGGCAGAATTTGAAGCCGGTGGCATTTCGGGCCGTCACGAATGGATGGGCCCAGGTGGTGGAGGCGTTGGCATCGATATTGGTATCGATGTCGATATCGAGTTTCCCTAAAGCTTGATTCTCTTTTAAAAACGGGAGTATAATAAATGCCTCATGATTTTTGGACACAACTTAGTCCCTCTCGTGATCCTAAGATGCAATGGCGCTTTCGGGTCACAGTAAAGGGGATGGGATTAGAGGACGCACGCTCTGGTGGACCCAAAGATGCATATGCCGACGCAATGGATGAAGGTGATGGGGTGATGTGGTATGCTAAGACCATTGATAAGCCAGGATACTCAATAACAGATATTAATGATGGTCGGTATCTTAATGCTGGAACCAAAGCAAACCCAAAAATAACAGTAGATTCAATAAAATATAAACCAATCACAATGACCTTGGTGGATCCCGTTTATCCAGATGCAACTAGAAAGTTAACCCGAATATTAAGGCGCTCTGGTCACAATGAAGCTAAAGCATACAAGACCGCTATGGAGCAGGGAGGCCCCCAGGAGGCTTACTTGAATTCTGTTGCTGGAACTTGGTCCAAGATCAATGGCGCTCCGAGCGGTCGTCGCCCGTCAAAAGTGATTATTGAACAGCTAAATGCGCGTGGAATTGCTATTGAACAGTGGAGGTTGCTGGAAGCATATCCACTAGAGGTTGATTTTGGAAAGCTAGACTATTCAAGTAACTCGCTGGTGGAAATTACGATTAAATGGGGTTTTAAGACTTTTGAAGTTCGGTACCCAGATAAAGGCGATGAACTTGAGTTTCACTATTTTTCAAGTCCAGAAGGTGGCCCCGAGACGAGGGCAGACGGCAAAATTCCTGGTTGCGCAGTGTCTAAGCCTGCCTGTGGCCACGATGCTTTAAAGAAGATGGACGCTACAGCATATGCCGTTTATAACAACCCTGCTGATTATAAGAAGCGTCAGGGCGATTGTAGTTAGAGAAATACATTAACAAGAGGTGTTTATGAGAGATAATAGTAAGAGGTTCACAGCAGCGGCAGATCCCGCTCCCGTGATGGCCTCTGATGAAGCGAAGGTTTCGTTGGACTTTTCAGCCCCAACGGAGTTGGTAGATTTGCCGTCGAAAGGCAAGTATTACCCAGAGGGTCATCCACTTTGTGGCCAAGAGGCCATTGAGATTAAGTTTATGACAGCA